GGAGACAACGAGCAGAACACCAATCTCGCTCGCTGGCGTTGGCCCCTACGTCTTTGGCGTGAACCCTAATAACGGGGTAGCGACACAGGTAAGCGCGGCTCGGCTCACGATGTACTCGATTGGTTCGGGGCTCACGGCAGATCAGGCCGCAGCCTTCAGCGCCGCCGTTGCTGCCTTCAACGCCGCACTTGGGAGGTGACGCAATGCTACTGCGCGACCTCTCCATGCCGATCAGTGACGCCGAGGCCCGCGGTCTTGCGCTCGTGTTTGCCCCCGCCCTGGCCGCAAGGCTCGGCCAACTCCATGCCGCCTACGGATCGAGCAACTGTGTGCCGGTGCCGTCGCCGCTGATCGATGGGCGGATGATGTTGGGTGCCGATGTTCTCACCGAAGTGAGGCCGGGAGGGCTCTTGGCTGCCATGTGGGCCGCCGCAGATCAATCGGTCCTCGGGGCGAGCGTGGAGGTGATCGCGTGGAGCGAAGCGGTGGCGATGATGCCGGAGTCAGAGCCGATGCCGTGGGGTGAATGATGCCAGCCAAGCTACCCCGATGGCAGCCGAACAGGCCGAAGCGAGTATCGACACGAGAGCAGCGGCACTACCTAACGCCCGAGTGGCGTGCCAGACGGGCGAGAATCCTGATCCGAGACGCCAACGTCTGCACCGATTGCGGCCTGGTCGTCAGCGGGGCTGAAGCCAACGTCGACCACATCATCCCGCTCGATGACGGCGGGGGAGACAACGACTGCAACTTGCAGACCCTGTGCAGGTCTTGCCACTCGAGGAAGACCATCGCAGAGCAAAGGCGGAAAGGGCGGCTGTGATACACGTCGTGACCGGCCACATCTGTTCTGGAAAATCCACGTGGGTGATGCAGCAGGCCACGGCAGGCGACGTTGTCATCGACTTCGACCGGATGGCGATGGCGATGGCTGCGGAAGGAACGCAGTCGCATGACTACAGCGATGCAGTACGGGACGTGGTCTGTGTTGCCCGATGGGCGGCGATCGATGAAGCCAGCAGGCGGCACAGGCTCGGACAGGTTGACCACGTGTGGATCGTCCATGCCTACCCATCCGCCACAGATCTTCGCCGCTACTCGATGCTCGGCGCGGCGGTGAAGGTCATGACGGCACCGGATGACGTGCTGATCGCCAGGGCGAAGGCGGAGCGGCCCCTACGGATGCAGCAGTCGCTGGCAGACGCCATGCAGACCGGGGTGGGGTCGATCGCAGGAAGCAAAATCGTCAGGTAGTCACATGACCACCACACGCAAATTAATGTCGGGTTTTGACCTAAGTGAGGTGCCACATGGGCCGGCGTGGACCGATTCCGAAGCGTGATTCACAGCGATCAGCGGACGGCAGGAACACTTTGCACCGCAAGACGGCATCGCCGGCCCCGGAAGGCGTCGACCCGCCTTCGACCGTCCAAGGCGATTCCGCGGCGCTTGAGTTTTGGAACAGGCACGCCGACGCCTTGGTCGAGGCCCGCCGGCTGCGGCCGGAGCAGGCGGAGGTGTTCGGGATGCTCTGCCACCTCCACAGCGACATCCTCGTGCTGATGGCAACGGTGCAGGCCGGCGGCGCGGTGATCGACACGCAGAAGGGGCCGGTGCCGCACCCGGCGACGAAGCTCCTGCGGGATGCCCGCCGGGACTTCGTTTCACTCGCCAGGGATTTCGGCCTGACCGCGGCGAGCGAGTCGAGGCTGCCACAGGAGCCGACCGATGGCCAAGAAGACAGCGACGAAGCCGATCTCCGTTCCTTCACTGGATGACGGCAGCGACCGCCCGGAGTGGTGCGACGGCTTCGTGTGGGACAAGACGGCTGCCGACCGGCCGGTCCAGTTCATTGAGAAGTTCTGCCGGGCACCGTCGCAGGACGGCGGGCCAGCCAAGCCGATGCGGCTGATCGAATGGCAACGGGAGCGAGTCATCCGGCCGATCTTCGGCTGGAAGCGGCCAGACGATCGGCTCCGCTACCGGCGGGCCGGCATCTTCTGCCCGAAGAAGTCTGGCAAGTCGTTCCTGATGGCCAGCCTTGCGCAATACATGCTCTGCGCCCACTTCCCGATCTCGGACGTTTACGTGGCCGCCGTCGACCGGCTCCAGGCCCGCGAGATCTACCGCGTCGTGGCGAAGTTCGTGCAGGCCAGCCCGCAGCTCTCCAAGCTCCTCGAGGTGATCGACTCCCGGTCCATCATCCGCAACCGCGAGCACAAGAACGTGTTGAGGTGTTTGAGCGCCGACGCCTACCGGAACGAAGGGCTGAACGGCTCAGTTATCGTCGATGAGATCCACGCTCACCGCTCCGACGAGCTGATCTCCGCCCTGACCTACGCGACCAGGGCGACACCCAACGGGCTCGTCCTGGCGATCAGCACCGCCGGGGACGACCGCAACGGAGTGGGCTTCCAGTGGTGGAAGGACTGCGAGCTCGTCATCCGCAGCCCCTCGGCGAATCCGTCGTTCTACGGGCTCATCTACGCGGCCGACCCGGACACGGACGACTTCTCCGACCCGGCCGTCTGGCGGAACGCCAACCCGTCGATGGGAATCACGTTCCGAGAGGAGGAGTTCCGGGCCGACTACGAAGACGCCAGCACCGACCCGCGGAAGATGGCGAAGTGGCTCCGCTACTCGCTCAACGTGTGGACCGAATCCGACAATCGGTTCTTCCACGGCGACTCGTTCACGCGGCTCCGCGTGCCGGCCCTCGACATCCCGGCGGGCACGCCCTGCTGGTGCGGGCTCGATCTCGCAAGCAACCGGGACATCACGGCCGCGGTGTTCCTGTTCCGCCGGCCCGACGGCGGATTCGATCTTGTTCTGAAGTGCTGGGTGCCGGAGCAGACCGTGGCCGAGGCGGAACGGAAGACGAAGATCCCGTACACGACCTGGATCCGTGATGGCTGGATGAACGTCACCGAGGGCGCGCGGCTCGACCACGAGAAGGTAGCTGCCGACATCGTCGAGTTTTCCAAGCGCTATCCGATCCGCCAGATCGGGGCCGACCCTTGGAACCTGGGCGGCATCGCCACCCTATTTCACAGGGCAGGCATCGAAGTCACAGAAATAGGGCAGGGAATCGGCTCTCTGACTGGCCCGACGAAGCTCCTCGAGGGGCTCGTGGCGGACAGGAAGATCGCCTACGACTCGCCTGTCATGGACTTCTTCGCCAACAACGTGTGCGTCCGCCAGGACGCAAACGGAAACATCGCCCCTGACAAGGCGAAGAGCCGCGAGAAGATCGACGGAATCGCTGCCACAGTCAACGCTCTCGCCATCGCAATGACCGCGGAAGCGGAAATGCCGGCCGACTCTTGGAACATCGTCGTCCTATGAGCAAGACCCGCGCCAAGACGACGACCAAGCCGAAGGCACCACGCCGGCGCGTCACCACCGAGACGGTGATGGACGAGCGGGGCATCGAAGCCCTGACGTACGGCTACCACGGGCTCCGATCTTCGGACATCGTCACGCCGGAATCGGCTCGGAACGTCGCCGCGATCTTCGCCTGCTGCCGGTTCATCGCCCAGGCGGTCGCGTGCATGCCGGGCCGCATCATCCGCACCATGCCGGACGGATCGAAGGAAAGGGTCACTGACCTGAGCCCGCGGCCGATCGGAGCCTACCGGGCACTCTGCGAACAGCCCAACGGCTGGATGTCGCTCTTCGACTTCAAGCAACTCCAAGTCTTTCACGCCTGTCTCTACGGCCGGGCTTACGCCAGGAAGATCGCCGGGGAAGGCGGGCTGGTCACGACTCTCGTGCCGCTGCACCCGAGCCGCATGAAGCGGCCGGTCATGCAAAACGACGGGACGCTGATCTATCCGTACCTCCAGGCCGACGGGAAGACCGAGAACATCCCGCAGTCGGAGATCGTCCACATGAAGTGGATTTCCGACGACGGGATCGAGGGCATGCCGCCCAGCGAGATCTGCGGCAACACGATCGCCCTCGCTCAGGCGCTCGACCGCAGTTCGGTCGCGTTCTGGCGGAACAACGCCCGCCCCGACTTGTTCCTTGAGTCGAGTGAACAGATCCCGCCGGAAGCGGTCGACCGGCTCCGACAGCAGATGTCGGACCTGTACGGCGGCCCCGACAACCGCGGCCGGCCCGCGATGCTGCCCAAGGGAGTCAAGGCCACGCCGATCGCCGGCAACTCCGCCGAGTCGATGCAAATGATCGACCAGATGGACAGCATCGTCGCCAACTGCGCCCGGATCTGGGGGCTCCCGTCCACGCTCCTCGGCGACTACCGGATGGCGAAGTTCTCCAACGTCGAGCAGGAGTTCCTGACGGCTCACGTGTTCTGTTTGCAACCGTGGGCGCTCCGCTACGAAGGCGCGTACGACCTGTCGATCATGCAGGTGTATCGCAAGGGATCGCCGCAGGACGGCATCACGCCCGACCGCGTTCACTTCAAGCTCGACCCGAGGGGCTTGCTCCGGGCCGACACGGCCGCACGCACCGGGCTGTATCAGAGCCTCTTCAACATGGGCGCGATCACGCCGAACGAGATCCGCTCCCTCGAGGACTTCGATCTGCTCGACACGCCGGCGGCCGATCAGACGTACATGCAACTTGGCTTCTCGACGCTTGACGCCGCGGCCGCCCAGGCCGACGCACTGACGGACACGCAGCCCGACGAGCCGGCCGACACGGCCGGCACGTCCACCGATCCGGAGGCTACCGATGGAGCCTGAACGCCGCTACCTGCCGATCGCCGACAACGCAGACGCGATTCAAGTCGAGACGCGCGACGACGGGAAGAAGCTCCTCGCCGGCATCTCGCCGCCGTGGGAATCGCTGTCGGTCGATCTCGGCGGATTCCGCGAGAAGTTTGTGGCGTCGGCGTTCGACAAGATCCTCGGCAGGCACCGGAACGACCCGCGCGGCTCGGTCGACGTGCCGTTTCTCTTCAATCACGATGCGTCGTTCATCACCGGCCGGACGAGTAACGGCCGGCTGACGCTGGAGAAGACGCCGAAGGGGCTCGGCTACACGCACGAGCCGCTCCTCACCACGCAGGGGCGTGATCTCCTGCTGATGGTCGAGGACCGCACGATCTACGGGGCCAGCTTCGCGTTCTCGGTTCAGCCGAACGGAGAGCAGTGGACCGAAGACGGCAAGGGCGGCGTCCTTCGGACGATCGTCGAGGCCGACGGGCTGTACGACATCAGCGCGGTGACCCGCGCCGCCTACCCCACGGCGTCGGTCGGCATGCGGTCGCTCGACGCCTGGAAGGCCGCCCGCGGCGTCGTGGCCGCCAGGGCCGAAGGCAATCTCACCGTCTCGCTCGACTTCGACGGCACGTTCACGGCGGCTCCGGGCCTGTGGCGATCATTCATTCAGGATGCCACGGCCCGCGGCACGAAGGTCGTGTGCATCACTCGCCGCGAGGACACCGAAGAGAACCGCTCGCAGCTCCTGACCGCGTTCGGCGACGTGTACGCCGCGCTCGATCGCGTCGTGATGTGCGGGGCCGCCACGCAGAAGCGTGACGCGGCCGCCGCCGCCGGCCTCGAGGTGGACATCTGGATCGACGACAGCCCGGAGAAGATCCCGGCGGCCGGCGGCGATCCGGTCGGCACCCGTTCGGTGAAGGTGTCCACGTTGGCAGGCCAAAAGGCTGCCGCCGCCGCGGCGGCGATGCGTCTCCATGCGAGGTGACATGACCGAGCCCGCCGTGTGCCGCCGATGCGGAGCCCGGATGCGTGTCGTCCGGTCCCGAGCATGCGGCGATCAACAGCATCAGTACCTGACCTGCACGACGTGCGAGGCGAAGCGGTCGCGTGTGGTCGATGCCCGAAGTGTCTGGAGACGCAAGCGATGAGCCCTGATCAACTCCAATCCGCCGTTCTCGCTCTGATCGCCGGTGCCCGGCTCAAGTCGGCCGGCGGGCTGACCGTCTCGGAGTTCGGATCTCTCGTCGTCGAGGTCATCCGCCTGGCGGTGGCCGGGCTCGACACGATCTCCACGCTTGACGGGGCCGCGAAGAAGGCGTGGACGCTGTCGTGCGTCGGGACGCTGTTCGACGCGGTGGCCGATAGCTGCGTGCCGTTCGTCGCCAAGCCGGTCTGGTGGGTGATACGGCCGGCGGTTCGCACGCTCGTTCTCTCGGCTGCCGGCGGGG